CTTTTTGTGTAAATAGTGGCTTCTAAGGCATTCAAAGATATCAACTTATCCTTCAAACGTCATCCTGTGACGAATGATTTGGTTGCAATTAAGAATGAAGATGCGATTAAAAAGTCTGTTAAGAATATTATTTTCACAATTATTGGTGAAAAACCCTTTAATCCTGAGTTTGGTTCTCAAATCTCAGGAGCATTGTTTGAATTAGATACACAATTTAATCAAATTGCACTTCAAGATGAAATTAAGAGTGTTTTAAGTCAATTTGAACCTCGAATTGATAATATTGCAGTAACTGTGTCAATTGTTCCAGATTCAAACGAAATGAATGCAACAATTGAATATGATATCGTTGGTCTTCCTACACCACCTCAAATAGTAGACGTTCTCCTTTTTCCAGCTAGAGTATAATGGCTTTCGGTCAATATGTTAATTTAGATTTTGATCAGATTAAGACTTCAATCAAGGATTATCTGAGATCTAACACCAATTTTACAGATTACGACTTCGAGGGGTCAAACCTCTCGATAATTATTGATGCTTTAGCGTATAATACATATATTACGTCATATAATACAAATATGGCTGCGAATGAGTGTTTTCTTGATTCCTCTACACTTCGAGAAAACGTTGTTTCGCTTGCCAGAAATATTGGATATGTTCCTCGATCTCGTAGATCATCTCGTGCAAGAATATCTTTCAATATTAGTGAAATTACTGAGACTGTAACAGCTACAGTTCGTGCTGGTATCATCTGTAACGGTTCTGCAGCAAATACAAGTTATATTTTTTCAATTCCAGAAGATATTACAGTTCCTGTTGTTGATGGAGTTGCAGTTTTTGATAATATTGAGATTTACGAAGGTACATTAATTAATCAAAACTTTACAGTTAACACATCACAGTTCAATCAAAGATATATTCTCTCGAATTCATTTATAGACACCTCAACAATTCGTGTAAAAGTAAAACCTGATGAGTCATCATCCTCAACTGTTACATATCAACAAATAGACAACATTGTAGGTGTTACATCAACATCATCCTCATATCTTTTACAAGAAATTGAAGATGAAAGATATGAATTGATATTTGGCGACAATGTAATTGGTAAAAAATTATCAAATGACAACTACATTACTGTTTCTTACGTCATAACTTCTGGAAAAGACGGAAATGGAGCTTCAGAGTTTAGTTTCATTGGAAATATTATCGATCAAGATGGTGCAACGATAGATGCATCTAATTTTTCACTTGTTACAACGGAAGAATCATCTAGAGATGGTGATGAGATTGAATCTATATCATCAATTAAGTATTATGCACCTCGAATTTACTCTTCTCAGTATCGTGCGGTTACTTCATCTGATTATGAGTCAGTTTTAGGTTTCATTTATCCAAATGTGGAGTCTGTAACTGCTTACGGTGGTGAAGAAATGAATCCTCCTCGTTTTGGAAAAGTTTTTATATCAGTCAAACCTCGAAATGGTGATTTTTTATCTGATGAGACAAAAAGAGAGTTAATTTCAAAATTAAAGAGTTATGCAGTTGCTGGTATTGTACCAGAATTTGTTGATTTAAAATATTTGTTTGTTGAGTTAACTACAAACCCATATTATAATCCAAGTTTGAATGATGATCCAAATAATCTTAAAACAGGCGTCTCAAATGCTTTAACTCAATATTCACGCTCAATCGATATTAACAAATTTGGTGGTAGATTCAAATATAGTAAAGCAGTTTCGCTCATTGATAGTATTGATAATTCGATTACATCAAATATCACTCTCGTTACGATTCGACGTAATTTACAAGCAGTTTTAGGACAATTTGCACAGTATGAAGTTTGTTTTGGTAATATGTTCCATACTCAAGAAACTTCTTATAACGTAGTTTCAACTGGATTTACAATTGAAGGTGTGACAGGCACTGTTTATCTCGCTGATGAAGTGATTAACCGTGAAAAGGGAAGAATATTTTTCTTTACTTATACAGAAGGTGGAATTCCAAATATTGTAAAGAAAAATGCTGGAACTGTTGATTATATGCATGGTGAAGTTCTAATAGATACTGTAAATATACTTTCAACAGTGATTGCAAACAACGTGATTGAGATTCAAGCAATTCCACATTCAAATGATATTGTTGGTCTTCGTGATTTATACATTAAGTTTGATATGACCAATACAACCATTAATATGATTCCAGATTTAATCTCATCAGGTGAAAATACTTCTGGATCAAGATTTGTTCATACTCATAGTTATTATACTCCAACTTATACAAGAAAATCAAATTCTCCTGTAACTACTGGTTCTGCCCTTCTAACATCAACAGCTACCTCAACTGCGACCACAACATCAAGCACTGACACTTATACATCATCGACTGCGACTTCATCATCCACAACCTCAAGTACTTCCACATCCTCCTCTGGCGGTGGTGGATCTAGTTATGGTGGCGGATATTAATGATTGATACCTCAATACAGAGAGTTGAAGTAAATCAGGTAATTGAAAATCAGTTACCTGAGTTTGTGCAATCAGAAAATCCACTTTTTGTGGATTTCATGAAACAGTATTATATTTCACAAGAGTATCAAGGTGGATCAATAAACATTGCAGAAAATATTGATAGATATACTAAATTACAAACATACGTTGGTGCAGCACTTACAGAATATACAGGATTATCCACAGATACTGAATCTTACTCCTCTACAATCTTTGTAGATTCAACAAAAGGTTATCCAAGTAAGTATGGACTTCTAAAAATTGATGATGAGATAATAACTTATACTGGTGTTGGTACAACATCATTTACTGGTTGTATTCGTGGATTTAGTGGTGTTGATAATATGGATCAACCTACTCGACCAGATCTGTTATCATTTAATACAAGTGTTGGAGTATCTCATACTGGTGGATCAAAAGTTCATAATTTATCAAATCTTTTTATTCGTGAATTTTTTAATAAACTTAAAACAACTTTTGCAAGTGGTTTTGAAAATCGTAAACTAAGTAGTGATATTGATCAAGTTAAATTTATTCGACAAGTTAAAGATTTTTATCGAACAAAAGGAACGGAAGAATCATATAAAATTTTATTCCGAGCACTTTATGGTCAAGAAGTTAATATTATAAAACCATCTGAATTTTTAATTAAACCATCTGATGCTGATTATGGTTTTGCACAAGATTTCGTAGTTAAACCAATTACAGGCGATCCTCGTAATTTAAAAGGATCAACACTTTTTCAAGACAAAGATGAGGATGATATTAATATTCAAGGTGCTTCTGGTGCGATATCTGATGTAAAAGATTTTTTATATGGTGGTGAACATTATTATCAAATTAGTATTACACAAGATTCAATAAATGGTGATTTTATAGTTCCAGGCAGAACTCGTGTCACTGATTCTGTATCAGTTGGTGCAACTGTGATCACTGTTGACACCACAGTCGGATTTCCTACAAGTGGATCTTTATCATTACCAACTGCAACTGTCGCTGGAATAGTTACTTATACAAGTAAAACTGCAAACCAGTTTGTTGGAGTTCCCACAGCACTTGATGCTTTAAGTATTGGTGATGACATTAGATATAACAATGTTGCATATGGATACTCTTTTGCAAATAATACTAAAAAGATAGAAGTATTGATTACTGGAGTTCTTAAAGATTTTCCGATTCCAGAAACAACTTTCTACTTTAATAAAGGTGATAGAATTAAGGTTGGATCATTTGGTATTAACAAAAGTTCTGAGGATGCTAATTTTGGATCATATGTCTATAACACATCTGTAAAATTCACTCCAAAAACAGTTGTAAGACAATCAAGTAGTAGTTTCAGTATTGTCACTCGATCTTCTCATGGATTCTTGGAAGAGGATGCAATCGAAGTTTTAGATGGACAATCAACTTTAATTGGAGTTGGTCGTGTTCTAAGCACTATCGACAGTTCAACATTCATATTAGGTGATTTGCCTGGCGTTGGTGAATTTAATATTGCATTTATAAGAAGAAGATTAAAAAAAGGAAATAGTTCTCTTCATACTAATATTAACAAATATACAACAGACGTTCAAAATGTATATGATCATGATAGTGATAATGCTTTGGCATTACCACCACATCCACATGCCTACGTTGCCTCACCATCTTTACCAAGTTTAGGTAATGAACCTATAGTTGCTCCAGATCGTTCTGTAACATGGACTGGCGCCACTGGTGGTGACGTTATACAATTAATACAGGTCACAGAGGGTGCTGCTGATCATGGATTCTATTCTGGAGAGGTTGTTACATATAATGTCATCAGTGGGTTCTTGGGTCAATTAATTGATGGAAAAAATTACTATGTCAGTCGTGTAAGTTCAAATAATATTCGTCTTGCAAACTCTTTGCCTGATCTTGTGAATGGTGATTTTGTAGACGCAACTGGAAATGGAACATTTAAAATATCTGTTCCTGAACTTGCAAATAAAAAACTTGAACATCAAAAATTATTGAAGAGATTTTCGTTAAATCCAGTATTTGATGGGGCGCAGCGTGAGACAACGCCAGGCACGACTGGCATGTTGGTAAATGGTACAGAGATATCAAACTATAAGTCAGGTGATGTTATATTTTTTGGTGGTGTTGAAACTATTGATGTTCTAGAGGGTGGATCACAATATGACGTAATCACACCTCCAAAAGTAAGCATTGAAAGTTTGACTGGTGCTGGTGTGAGTGCAACAGCAAATGTAAAAGGTTCATTTGAAAGAATTGATATTATAGATCCTGGCTTCGATTACGTTGCACCACCTGTTATTGAAATTTCTGGAGGAAATGGTAGAAATGCAATCGCAAGAGCAAGATTAAAACAAATAGATCATTTTGTTGATTTTGATGCGTCATCAACTGGTAATGCAATTAATATATCAGCTGATACAATTGGTTTTGGAACCTTTCATAAGTTTCGAGATGGGGAAGCTATAATCTATAAAACATTTGGCACTGGTGCAATTGGTATTGCAAGCGCTGGTATCACTACAACTGCAATTCAAGAAACACCAGATCAGAGACTTGTTAATGAATCAATTTATTTTGTATCAAAAGTTAATCAAACAACTATCAAACTTGCAAATAATCAAAATGATGCGATAACTAAATCCAATTTAATAAATCTTACTGGTTTTGCTGATGGATCACAAAGATTCCAAAGTTTAAGAAAAAAACTAGTTTTAGGTCAAGTTATTATTGAAAATCCTGGCGAGGGATATGAAAATAAGAGAAGATTAATCCCTACCGCTGGTATTAACACATATTCTGATTTTATTGAATATAAAAATCATGGATTTAATAATGGAGAGATTATTCGTTATACAAACAACGGAGTCAAGATTGGTGGTTTAGATACAGATCAAGATTATTATGTTTTAAAAGTAAGTGATAATCGATTTAGACTTGCATCTGCTGGTATCGGAACAACTTTATCTGATTTAAATTATCTAACAAAACAATTTGTTGGAATGACATCAGTTGGATCTGGAGAGCATATTTTTAACTATCCTCCAATTACAGTTGCAGTTAAAGGAACTATTGGAATTAATACAGCAGAACCAGAAAACTATCATGCGACTATAAATCCAATCGTAAGAGGATCAATTACTTCCATCAATATTGATAATCCTGGCCTTGGATATGGAAATGATTCAACATTTAATTTTAGTATTCCACCACAGGTAAGAGTTTCTTCTGGATCATCTTCAGAATATAAAGCCATCGTAACGAATGGAAGAATACAATCTGTAATTGTAACTCGTTCTGGTGGTGAATACACATCATCTCCTGATTTAAAAATACTAGGTGACGGAG